GTGGAGAGGGAGCGATTGGTGGATTAGGAAGCATGGTTGGGGGAAGTGGTTTCGGAGATGAAATTTGGGACGTGGCGAAGTCGGCTGGTAAGGGATTGTTAAAAGGTGCCTTACCGGCGGCGGGGGCGATGGGAATTGGGATGTTAAAACCCAAACCTAAGATGCCTTCATACGACTTCCCGAATTTATCTTCCGTCGGGCAATCACCTTCAATTCCTCCATACACTCCTCCTCCCGGCGCAAATTGGAGTCCGTTACTTCGCAACCAGCCAAAGGTGAAGAATAGCTCAGGATTACGCATCGGAGTCTAATTCGTGAAGATGACGGAGAAGTTGTCTCTTTCACATTTACTTGGAAAGAGTTATAATAAGTTACAAGCTGATATTGTATTAGCTGGCGAGTATGAGGTTGCCGCCGTTACGGGAATGGGCGCGGGCAAAACTTACGCACTATGCGTAGCCGCTCTTCGGCATGCCGCTAAATGGCCGGGCGCAAATATCCTCATTTCACGGCTTACATATCGTGAATTAATTGACTCGACCAAGCGCCAATTCTTCGAAATGTGCGAAAATAAAGGCTTACGTGACTTATTCGTCAAGCCCGCCAGATGGGATTTCAAGGAAGGTACGAACTTTGCAAGATTGGTCAATGGTAGTGAAATCACCTTTGCAAATCTTGAGCCCGGTAAGCTTGATAAGATTAAGAATCTGGAGTATTCATTTATTGGAATCGATCAAGCAGAAGAAATTGAATACGCCACATACCAGATTCTCCTATTAAGATGTCGGTTATCGTCAGTACCCCCGGAAGAACGACATGTTATTTTGATTGCTAACGACGAAGGAGATAATTGGTTACGTAGACGATTTCTCACATTTGAACCTCCCCATGGCCGTCCAACGGCCCATGCAACCCGAAAGTTAATTCGAGGGTCGTCCCTCGATAATCCTCATTTAGACGTTGGTGCAAGGGCACAATTACTCTCGCTTCCTCCCGAAGTTCAAGCGCGTTACGTATTTGCCACAATGTCGGCGGGATCGACACGACTAATTCCCGACTTTAGAGTAATTGATCCGTTCGAGCCTCCTGGACATTGGCCGAGATTCTTTGGAGTTGATCCCGCACGATCAACCGGCGTAACATGCGGAGTTTGGATAGCTGTTAATCCCGATAAAGAGGCATATAAAGGTGTCTTACCAAATGCGCCATTCGTGTATCGGGAATATTGGGCCGAAGGAAGAGAAGCTGAAGTCCACTCAGATGCCATCCTCGAACTTACTGGACCTTACATTCCTCGTGCCAGGGTTATGGATAGATCGGCATGGTCTACAGGTATTGCCAGTAAGAAGCTGGGTAACATTAGCGTTGCACAGTTGTACATAGCAGCGGGATTGCCGGTAGCGCCATCGGATGGAGATGAATGGGCGCGAGTTATGTTATTCCTTGAAGCCCACAAAAGAGGATTAGTGATCGCAAGAGATTGTTTAAATCTCTTACGCCAAGGTCCGGAGTATCGAATTCGTGGGCAGTCCGTAATTGACTATACCGGATCAACGAAGAGCCTTAAGATTGTAGGTAAGCAGAAGTATCATTCGGTTGACGCAGCGGGATATGCGTTATCACATATTCCTACGAATGTGGTGGCGGTAGATATAAGGGAATTAAGAGAGGCATATGAAATTGGCGCAGATATTGACGAACATTCGCGCCGGCATTGGTTAAGCGAACGGTCCAAGTTATTGAAGCGAAAAGGTGATGAGTCTGTCGTTACATTAGGTCTTGATGATGAGGAGTGGATTGATATCATCCCCACCTCGTGGAATACAGGCTATGATGACGCCGAGAATTACTAATGTGGATAACTAAGTCATCTTTACGCGAGGAAATTGGTAGACTTAAAGAAGAGTTAAGTTTCATTAAAGATGAACGTAATAAGTTTATTGCTACGTCCAGATTGCGTAGAACTGAGTTAGAAAAGTCACGTATTGAAATTGCGGGATTACAAGCCCAATTATCGTCTATACAAGGTAGGTGTGATCGAGCCGAGTTAGAATTAGATCGGACGAAGGCGGACTTTCACGAATTAGTTCAGATTACCGCCGGACGAGTACCTCCACGAATGGGATCTCCCTTAATGGACGATGATCCATTCAAAGAAGATATTCGCCAAGTTGAAGTATTTCTAACACCGTCCCCCGATGAGGTCGGTGATGTGATTGAGGATGCGCTCGAAAAGATGAGTAATATCGGTGAGTGAGCCTAAAGATGCCAATAACAATGATATGGCGCTCCTTCAGTCTCTTAAGGGAAGACTATCTGCGCGTAGGTGGCTAATCGAACGAAACTGGTATGGAGCAATCCTCTTCCATTTGGGTCAACAGTGGGTATTATATGACACCGACACGCGAAGATGGAAACAGCGCAGATTATCTCCATCGACTCCAACACCAATTACGAATCTTTTTCGGTCAACTATTGACACCGTCAAATCCGCCATCGCGCAGCATACACCCCGATATCTTGGCATTCCTTCTAGAGATGATGCAAAGGCCGTGGCCGCAGCAGCCGCCACCGACATGCAACTCCAAGTCATCCTCAAAGAGGGCAAATTCGAGTCTTCCCGCAGACGGATGTTAGATTGGTTGTTACTTACCGGGAATGCCTTCATTGAATGCACGTGGGACGATTCCGACGAAACGGGATTAGATGCCGTTCCTAAAGAAGTATGTGAAGCAGGCCATGTATGGTCGGCAACAGAGTTAGATCCCAATAGTCCATTATGTCCCAAAGATGGGATGCAGTTAGTTGAGTCATATACGGATTTTGAGTGGGTGCCAAAGGGCGAGATAAGATTTGATGTATTATCGCCATTTGAGGTATTCTTAGATCCGGCCATTGACGAATTAGAATCGCAACCTTTTATAATGACCGTCCAGTCGTATACTGAGGAGCAAGTTAAGACTGTATGGGGAGTGGATGTAGAAGGCGGACAGACGGCGGGATTCGAGGGAATTAGCGTCCAGAATAAAGAGTCAATTGCATCGATTTCGCCGGGCGTGGGCGCGTCAGCATATGGCCATTCTGTAGGTGGGGATTTCGTTACCCGAAGAGTAATCGTATATCGCGTCTACATCAAAGTCCATAAGGATTATCCCGAAGGCGCATATTTCGCCATTACATCGGGAGGGAAGGTATTAGACCGTAAGGTTCCATATCCGTGGAAGACAAAGGCTGGGAACGGACGTAAGTTTTATCCCATCGTCCATTACCGATTTGGGACCGTTGGAGGAAGGGCGTGGGGATATTCGCCCGCAGATGACCTTCTTCCTAAGCAATATCAGTTGAATAAAGCCGAATCCATGATGACGATGATTATGTCACGGATGGCTAATCCCGTATGGCTAATTCCGGCCAATACCAATCCGTCACGCATTACGGGCGAGATTGGCGTCCAAATTGAATATACTCCAGTGGGGGGGAATGCGCCTTCACGAGTTGGTGGCGCGGAAGCCCCCCAATCACTCGTCAAATATATCTCCGATATTCGACAGTCATTCGATGAGTTGTCGGGAGCATTTGCGGCTGTTAGAGGGCGGAGTATGGGTTCACGAACCCCGGTTGGCACGGTTCAATCCCTCCAAGAGAGGGGATTTGGACGATGGGCCACCGTGTTCCAGATGCTTGAAGAGGGCTATAAAGACCTGGCGAAGAAGTCATTGGAGATTTGGCGGCAGAACGCAAAATCCCCTAGAGTCATGGCAATACGCGATGCGGTGGGAGGATTCACATTCCGCGAGTTCTTAGGTGCGGATTGGGATGATGGCGTGGAGGTGGAAGTAGAGGCGGGAAGTACACGTCCCCATACCCAAAGTGAAAAGATGCAGACGTATATGGAGTTAGCGCAAGTGGGTGCGTTGGATTTCATGGATGAGGCCCAAAAGATTAAGATGCTGGAAGATTTGGGAATGCTCAATATGCGCCCTGGCGTAGAGGAAGATACGAAGCACGCTTATAAAGAGAATGCCACCTTCATGGAATGGGGTAGGGGAATTAAGGAACAATTAAGCAATGTTCCTGACCCACAAATGCAGATTCAAATGGCCATGCAATTTGCGCTACAATCTCCAGTAAATGTGACGCCGATTGTAGATGACCATGCGGTACACTTTCTTACACATAGACGATTGGCTATGACGGAGGATTTCAAGACCTTACCGCCTCCGTTACAACAATTGTGGTACGCCCATATGGTCCAGCACGCGGCAGATGTACAGATGTCTAAGATTATCAAGGGTATGCCGCCACAGATGGGCAATGAAAGGCCATTAGGTAGTGGCGCGCCAGGTGCGCCTCCAGGCGGTGGGTCAGCAAACAGTGCGCCTACTCGTCAAATGCAAGGCGGCGATAGTAATCCGTCGGGGAATAAGTGATGCCCGTTATTCCATTCTCGCAAGATGAATTAGTACAGGCACTCCAGAAAATTGGGGTATCGGATTCGATGGGTGGGTTGGGTCCACAAGGAATGGCCATAAAGGGACCTAGAGCGGCGGCGGATTTTTCCAAATTGCCCATTAATGCGTGGTTAAATGATTATTTAAGACGCGTAAGGACGGGTGGATTTAAGATTAAGGAACCTAGTAAGAGTATTGTGAGGCAGTTGGGGGCGAAGCAGAATTTGGGTGAACATGTGCGTACTACTGGCGATCCGTATTCGATAGTTGGCACGACTCCCGAAATTTATGGCGAGTCGTCCGAGGCTAGAAGATTGCTCGGAAGAGACCAAGACGCAGCCAATAAAGTTGAAAGGGCCCTTAACGCCGCCGGATATTTTCCCCGCGATAACCCCGGTGGTATCCCCGGAATGATTATGCATCAATCCGCGCCAACTTCTAATCCGCGCCCAATTATGAGTCTTAAAACACAGCATTGGACCGGAAATCCCCACACACGTCCGGGATCTAATTAAGGTGATCTC